GAAAACGGATTTTTTTAACTTTATAATCCAAATCAGATAAAGCAAGCACCGCAACGGTAACGGCGGCGGCGTTAGATGTAACTGTAATACGTCCAACCGTAGACGCTGATTTTGTTATTGAACGAACAGTTTTATATGTATTGGTCGTTACGGCATTGGAAGTCCCTGTCAACGTAACGCTTTCTTCAACTTCAAGGTTATTTGAATCTGTCCCTTTAACACGGACAATCTGGCTTGTATCAGAAGCACTTGAAGAAACTATGGTCAATACCGAAGCTGAAGACGGTTGAGCAAGGACAACATCATTTAAAATAGTGTATCGCTCAACTGAACCTTGACTTGATAATGAACCAGGGAATTTCTCAGCTAGTTGGCTAAAATCAATAAATGAAATATATCGAAGATTCGTTGCATCATAGACGTATAGTTCCTTACCAAAGTCACTTGGAAGCGTATAGTCACGAGTTCCAGCTACAACAGCAATGGTATGAGCATAATTAATACCATTCCAATTTATACGTTTCAACAATTCACGATAAGTATTATTGCAATATCCTTTAATAATCGTCGCCATCGCAGATGACGTATCTTGGATATTCGTCCCGACATTGCCATATATCGTAACAAAAAGTTTATTTGTCATTTACACGCCTCATAAATAGCAAGACCGCAACCTTCGTGTTTTTCACGAAATAATTGCTGACCTCGAATGTAATTCTCTGAATGATTAGGGTTCTGTCCAACGGTTGTCTGAACACCTTCAACGTCAACAACACAATTTAAATTCCTATACATCTTCCAACCTTCTTTATAAGCACGAACCAATAAATCAGTGTCCGGCCACGAACCGATATAGCGTTCATCATAAAAACCAATTTTATTGAACACTTCACTTTTAATCATTGCCACGTCAAACCATCGTTCTTCGATTATCTTATTTTCTTCAATATGACCTTTATGGCTTGAACCCAAAGTAGACAACCCACAATCTTCCTTTTGGTTGAACGTATCAAGCAATACCTCAAGCCAACCATCAGTAACATACACATCATTGGTCAAAAGAACGGTAAAATCATTCCTGACAGCAATCCTGAACCCGATATTATGTCCAATCTCAGGGGTGGTAGGAACTTTCTCGTGAACGTAAATATCGGCATAGTCAATAAGATATTGGCTTCCAGACTCAACGATAATGAGTTGAAACGGTAATCTTGTGCAATCTCGAGCCTTTTGAAGACATCGTTTAGTCATCGCAAGCTGTTTATCTGTCCTTATAAGAACAGGAACTACTACACCGATTGAGGTATGTTGCATATATTCCTCTCTAAGTGCATATCAGCCATTTTACTGACGTGTTCCATTGTCTGTTTCCCAAACTTCTGTTCAATCATTGACAGATACTCTGGACGTTTATAATATTCGACATATTTATCATCACGCCATTTAAGAACTTCTGCGGCGGTTAAATACTTCGTTGGACAAGGATTGTTTGAAAAGTGGCTTGTTGATGCCGCTTGGGATATGGATAATCAACCGAATCAAACGCATATGGTAAATCCAAAGCCATATTCAAGAGAAGATTAAAATGGCAGTTACTGACGATAAAGAATTATTTATAATCCGTAGAGACCTTTCAGGTGGTCAGAATAACCGTGTTCACGGTTCTAATTTGCCTGATACACAGGCGACTGTATTAACGAACGTGGATTTAGGAGTACCTGGACAGCGTTCTAAGCGTCCAGGGCTTACACTTGTCGAAGATTTAAGCAATAATGCTGGTCTTGGATTATTCGGTTATGAACCTGATGGTGGAACGAATTTACTTGTTGCTGTTGAAGGGACAACGCTTTGGACGTGGCCGACAACGGGTTCTTTTACATCTCGTAAGGCAGATTTTACGACAAGTTTATTGGCTACAATTTTGAAGATTGGTGAAAGTGGCGAAGGAGATGTTTTTGTTGTTGGTAACGGAACGGATAATTGGTTTAGATTTGAACCTGATGATTTAGGGACTCCGCAGGATTTGGGGAATACTTCCAACTCGCCACCGAAGTCAACCGTTGGTCTATATTATCGCAATCGTTTTTGGGTATTAAAAGGCAATAACTTATATTGGTCTGACGCATTTGATGAGGATTATTCTGGTGCATTTGACCAGACAACGAATTTTTATCGTATTCCTGTAGGCACAGAACGTGCTTTAGTCGGTCTTCGTGATGAAGGTATCGTTGTTATGGGTGAAGACCAGATATGGGGTATTAATCCTTCGGTAACCCCTGCCGCTACAGACCAGCCAATTAAAATTATTGATTATGGATGCCGTAATGGTCGAACAGTTGCTCAAGTTGGTGATGATATTTTGTATCTTTCTTCTGATGGTATTCGTGGCGTTTATCGAAGCCAACAAGATAAATTACAAGCTGGTTCATCTTATCCGTTAAGTTATCTTTTAAAAGATGAATTTGAATCAATAAATTGGGCGCAAATATCTAAGGCTTGTTCTATTCATTGGGACAATAAATATTTCTTTTCAGTCGCTGTTGACGGTTCTTCGACTAATAATGAGGTTTGGGTATATTTTCCAGCTTCTAAAGGATGGATGATAATTTCCGGTTGGAATGTGGCGGCTTGGGCGAAGATAAGGGTTAGTGGTCAGGAATTGTTATATTCGATTGATTCAACGGATGGTAAGGTATATCGGGCTTGGACAGGATTTAGCGATAATGGAACAGCTATTGATTATGTTGAAGAAAGCCGAAAAGAAGATTTTAGTCAACCGTTAGTTAAGAAGGCTGGCGGTGTCCTTAAAGTCCGTGCGGCTTCGTCAGGTTCTTATACGCTTAATGTTTATGCCTCTGTTGATGACCAAGAGTACCAGAGTTTAGGTACTATGGATTTGACAGGCAATGCGCCGACATTGCCAGTTAATTTGCCTTTTAATCTGGCGGCTTCAAATGTGATTGAACAAGCGTTTCATTTGGACTCATTAGGTGAATTTTATCAAATTCGTGTAAAAATTGAGCATCCTGATTTGAATGGTTCTGATGATATTATTATTTATGAAACGAATTTAACGACATATCCAACAATGTATCAGTCGGAGTAATGATGAAAGAGATGTTGGCGAGGATAAAGGATTTACCTAATAGCACGCACGTTGTTGAAATGCGTGAGCCTGATTTAAGAATGAAAGAGCGATTATTTACTGATGCCTATAAGGTTAGGTCTAAGATTCAGGGCGTTTCCTATCACGATGATAAATGGAATTGGGATTTGGTAGTGTTGAAGTTCAAGGATTCGTTAGGCAAAAATTATGGGCTTATTGAATATTACCCGTCGGGTGATGATAATTCAACGCTTTATGTGGATTTAGAGTATGAAAAGGACGGGGAGTTCTTTAAAAAAAGATTTGATAAATTTATTGACGCAGAACTTGATATGGTAAAATTGATGCAGAAGCGGTTGAATGGAGAGGATTAATGGCGACGTTATCAAGAGGTCAGACATTCGGGGCTACCGAATCCGTAACTAATACGAAATTGCATAATCTCGTTGATAATGCGACGATTACGGGTATTGTTGATGCTGATATTTCGGCTGGTGCGGCTATTCAATTCTCTAAGTTATTGGCGAGTAGTATAAGCGGTGCATTATTTACAAATCTTTCCCTTATCCCTTCTGCGGCTGGTTTAATTCCATTTGCTAATATCCCTGTTCCTTTTGGATCTTCATATGTTTCTTTGGTTACGATACCGAATCAGGTATCCAATTACCTGCTAAACGAAATACTCCAGCGTCTAATATCGTCGGGAAACTAGCCTGTTGAGAAACCAATAAAAACTCCTGACCAATACGAGCATTGATGAATGTCGCTATAGAACCGTATGTTGAATAATATAATAATAATGAAGTCCTTATGGACACGTCTATCAAAGACGCATTGGTTGCAGGAGTGTTAAGATTAAAAAAATTCTGAGGCGGTATCTTGCCGAAGCTGGAAGCGAGTGAAGTTAAGAGATTGTTGCTTAATTCACTTGCGTTGATATTGGAAATAGACGCTAACGCAATAAGGTTATGGAGCATAGTGTTGGTAACATGCTCGACAGTTGAAAATGTATGTCCTTGAAGGAATGTTGCCATAATTACCTTATGTTAATGCCGTGTCAGTTACAGATGTTTCTATCGTTGGAATGTTTGCTTTTATTTTAAAATTTTTGGCTTTACCAGCAACAGACGAAGATGTATCAGATTTAACATATAATTGGCATAAATCACCAACAGACCAACCAGATATATCTTCTGTGAATGTTGAATAAACGTCAGATGCCCCGTCATTGACTTGTCTTTCAGTTCCCACAGCAGAGCCGTTACGATATATTCTTCCTTGTACGTTACCAACACCAGAAGTCCAAGCTAAATCGAACGTGGTTGATAATGTTCCAGACCTAACTACTTTAAATGATTTACATTCACGATAAGAAGTAGAGCCTGTGAATGACCTCTCAGTATCTAGACTTGAAAGAGTTATTGTACCAACGGTATATGCCGATAAACCACTTAAACCAACAAAATTCCCAGCCCCATTATATTGCGGAATACCACCAGAAGCCAAAGAACTCACCAACGAATACCACGGTATCTGCCCTGCCAATGAAGGCAAACTCAAATTCCGCATTGCAACGCCATCAACCCAAGAAGCTAACGTCAAAGGCAAT